AAGAATATCGTGTTAAGGGTATTGAAGAAGCTAACAAACGTGTAGCTGAACAGATTGAAAGTTTCAAACGTAGACAGAAGTTATGGAAAGCAAAGCATGATGAGGATCTTGCTAAATTAGTTGCCGATCATGATGAATTGAGCAAGATTAATATTGAAGCAGAACTACTAGCACATAAAGATTTGAATGTTTGGGCTAAACAAAAAGAAGCACAGGATACGTATAATGCGTTAGTTGCACGTTCTACTGCATGGCAACAAAAACATGATACTGATATTACAGTAGCACATACTACATACCTACGCAAGAATGAGTATGATATTGAAGCCGAACTCAAATCATGGGTTGACTTAAAAGAGTGGATCAAAGATGAAGCTGACCAAAAGATTATTGCCACAGCAATTGACACCCAAAACAAGAATATTACTAAAGAAAAAAAATTAATTGAGAAATTGGTTCGGGAAATTAAAGAATTAGAGGATCATAAGTGTTATGCATGTGGTCAAGATTTCCATGATGACAAACATTTAGAAGTTACGTTAGAAAAAACTACGTTACTTGAAAATACAAAAGCTGATTTAGCAATGATGGAAGATCATTTAGAGGCTAATCAATCAGCATTAAAAGATATTGGTCTTAAGCCTACTCCAAAATATAAAACAGAAGCAGAAGCTATTCGTCATAGTGGTGATGTAGCTAACTTAAAGAAGATATGGGAAGATAAGAAACAAGAATCTAATCCATTTAGTGAACAACTTAATGAGTTAAGTTATGTTGAATTAGGGCCTCAACCTATTACAATTTATGACACAGAGGCAGAAGCTGTTGAACATCGTTCTACTGTTAATAGTTTATTAACACAAATTAGTACTAAAGGTAATGAAACTGATCCATATGCTGAACAAGTAGTAGAGATGGAGAGTAACGCATTACAATCTATTGACTTTAATGCTATCAACAGATTGACAAGAACAATGGATCATCAAAAGTTCTTGTTAGATTTGTTAGTTAGCAAAGATAGTTTTGTTCGTAAGAAGATTATTGACCAGAATTTAAGTTACTTGAATCAACGATTAACACATTATTTAGATAAGATTGGTTTACCCCATCAGGTTATTTTCCAGAATGATTTACAAGTTGAGATTACCGAGCTCGGTCGTGAACTTGATTTTGATAATCTAAGTCGTGGTGAACGTAACCGATTGATCTTAGGTTTAAGTTTTGCGTTTAGAGATGTATGGGAAAGTTTATATCGCCCTATCAATACATTATTTATTGATGAATTGATTGATAGTGGTCTTGACACTATGGGTGTTGAGAATGCTATTGCAATCCTTAAAGACATGAGCCGACGCAGACAGAAAAGTATTTGGCTTGTAAGTCACCGTGAAGAATTAGCCGGGCGTGTGCCTAGTGTTCTTAAAGTAATTAAAGAGAACGGCTTTACAAGTTATTCAACCGCAGTTGATACAGAATAATTTCAAAGAGACACAGAGACAGATAAGTATTAACATGACATCACCGCAAAAGGCTAAAGGATCAGGATTTGAGAGAGAAGTTGCAAAGTTTCTTTCTGACCTATATGGCGAAAGCTTTATAAGAGCACCTGGTTCTGGCGCTTACATTGGTGGTAAAAATCAGCATAGAACAGCAGTATTACATGAAGGACAAGTACGGTCTTTCAAAGGTGATATTGTACCCGGTCAAAGTTTCAGTAAAATGAATATTGAATGTAAGTTTTATGCAGATTTTCCTTTTCACTTACTACTTTCAGGCGAATGTAAAGTAATAAATACATGGATTGAACAATTAATGGATGTTGCCGATAATGGTGATGTAAATTTATTGTTTATGAAGTTTAATAGAAAAGGTCGTTATGTTGCCGTGCAATGCGGCTCAACATGGATAACAGACAATTTTGTCTATTATTCGTCAAGCAAGTTTGGCGATTGGTTAATCGTTGAATTTGATGACTTTTTCCTACACAACAGTACATTATTAAAAAGCTATTCAGCACCAACAGACACAACGTCAACTCAAACTGTTATCAATATCCCAACAACATAATCAAATAAAAATTCGTTGTCTGAGTTTGTCAGACCTCCTTGAAGATGCGGTTAAACGCTGATGGATCTGGAGTAAGCATAGTTAGTGATAACTATGGAATACCGAGAGGGCAATCGACAAAGCGAACCCTCAACAAGCTCACCCCTACTTTATTTTTGCGGGGTGAGAAGTGCGTTGCTGAAGAATCAATTGAAAAATCATTGATAGCTTCACTACAGTCCCATAACTTTACAGAGCAACCGGTAGCGTTTAGTAGCAACAAATAGCTAATTAGACGGGGAAAAGATAACAAAGGATGACGGGCATGGCAAATACCCTTAACCATTGGTAGTGCTGAATAGCACTACCATGGCTTCAAAGCGGCAATATAGTCCATACATAATGTAGAGTAAAAGACAATAGATAACCATAAAAACTAAGAACGAACGAAGTGAGTTCTTAGATGAACGAAGTTCATCTTTACATAGATAACCCGTAATGATAAATGAACAGTTACGGAATTAATTAAAAGAATGGTAGCCCTGATTTCTTAGTTGTTTCTAAGTTTTCTTCTATTAATTTACCTATAATATTACGTTCAGTAGTAGACATATTTAAAACATCCTCATAGGTAACCCCACCTCTCATATACCAAGAGTATCTTATGGCTGTGTTTTTTATAGCTTTAGACTCTGATTCCATATCATCTATTAGCTTCTGTATATCTTCAGAGTTAAGATATAGAAGCTTTAAGCGAAAAAATCAGATACGTTAAGTGTTAATTTTTGTGTATACTCATGTGAGCAATGGATACATTTCACATCCAATGGTTTAAGTTGTGATGACTCACGTAGCTTAACTGCTGTATTTCTAAGTTGTTCAAAGGTTCTACGATCACAATTTTGTAAGAAATCTAAAATATATTCATTTTCATTCACAATTTCTAAAGGAGTCTTAATATATTCTAAAGATTCACTAATTAAATCCATGCTCAATTTATTTAATTTTTGCATAGTAATACCAGATTGTGTTTGACGTTCAATTGGATCTTCAATAGATTGTAATTTATTGATTGATTGTTCAATTTCAAATTGTACCATATTGATATTGTTTATTTTCTGATAAGTAAAGGGTTTGAATTTGAAAGTTAGTTCATTTAGTATTACTGGTTCATCATAATTACCAACTTCAATTTTACTTAATAATCCTACTAAATTTATATTATACAAAGCGTGTTCACTACAGCTTGGGCATGTTGATTCAATATCAAGTAAATTACCATTACTTGCCGCTCTAATTGCCACTAATAGTGGATCTAAATCAATGCTAGGGATAGACCACGGATCTTTGATACTTGGGACACAACTTTTAATAATGTCAACTACAGCAGTTCCATTGAATAGTGCATCAGGTGTCTTGCTTGTTATTTCATCGATAGCAGTCATTGGATAGATAGGTAATTCTTTATTTTCGGGCAAATCAATAGAACCAGCTGGGTAAAAATTGCCGTTACTGGGTAATTTTAGATAAATTTCAGGTCTACGGAAGTATTGTTTTAATGGATTTGTGTTCATATGTTCTCCTGGGGGTTTTTTAATATATAAATACTATTAACTATTTAGTGGGTAAAAACATGGCTAATAATTATGAAGATTTCGATGCACTCAACGAGATGTTGCGTAGATCCAAAGAACTGTCCGAAGAAAGATATGCGGCAGAAGAAGGATACGTAAGGAGAGCCGACGGTAGCTATAAAGCGTTAGAGTCCCAATTTGAAAAACGTTCTAAAATTGAGCTGAAATTAAATGAAGAATTAGAAGCCCAATTAGGTAAAAACACTACACTTCAGAATAAACGTCAAGCTATATTTGACAAAGAAATGGAGAATATGGGTTATCTCATTAAAAGTAATGGGGAATTCGTAAAAACCACAGTTGAATTAACAGTAGAACAAAGAAAGACATTAGCAAATTATAGAGATATTAATGATAAAACAGAAAAACTTGCTAAAACACTAGATGCTCCGGGCAAAGCATTTAATGAACTTTCCTCTAGACTTAATAGTACAAAAGCTATAGTAGGTGAATTTTCTAATAGAATATTAGAATCAACTAAAGGTAGCATGGGCATGACTGCGGCTGTACAGTTAGGTACTGCAGCCTTCGAAGGGATATTTAAGGCCGCAACAGCGATGACCAAATCACTTTATGAAGGTGAGCGTGGTGCTAAAGTAGGTGCTAAAGCGGTAAGTGCGTTTGCAGATAGTATCAGTACTGCCTTAAAGGGTATTGGCGCGGCCATGATGTTTATACCTGGTTTGGGAATAGCAGCCAGGATAGCAGGAGGTGCAATAGCATTATTAGGTGTAGCAGTAGAAGCCGCGGCTGAAGCAAATAGAATAGCCGCAGAACAAAATGATAAGCTTTATGAGAGTTTTACTAAATTAAGTGAGGCTGGATTAGCAGGTGCTAAGGGAATGACAGGTGTATTTGAAATGGTTCAAACACTAGGCATGACTACTGCAGAGTTAGAAAAATTCAATACACTATTAGCATCTAATGCAAGAGATTTAAAATTATTTGGCACCACTGCTGCCACAGGTGCTAATAAATTTGCTAGTGTAGCCGGAGAACTAGTTAAGAGTGACGTTGGTCAAAAATTAGAAATGCTCGGTGTTACGGCAGATCAACAACGTGAACACACATTACAATACATGGCTCAACAAACTCGCATGGGCATGATGCAGGGTAAGAGTCAGCAAGATTTAGTTAAAGGTGCATCTGCATATGTTGAAGAACTAGATAAATTAGCAATGTTGTCTGGAGCAACACGCAAACAACAAGAAGAATCACGTGCCGCAGTTATGGCTGAAGAAGAATTACGTGCGGCAATGTTACAAGCTGAAATTGACGGAGATACTACTCGTCAAAAACAATTAGAAGGAATAGCTAAATATGCCGCATATTTGCGTGACTCCGGAGATACTAGAGGTTCAACCGGTGTAACTAGATATGGAGCAGCCGGAGGCCCAATAGATGATGCCTCAGCAGCCGCAATGATGACATATGGTAAAGGTATTCAAGCCGCATTAGATGGAAAACCTATTGCTGAGGTTATTAAACAAGGTAATGAATCTAGTAAAGAAACTCTTAAACAAATGGCAGGTACTAAAACTGTCGGTGGTGATACTAGTGGCATATTGACTGGTAAATTTGGTAATTTAGTTGATAATACTAAAATGATAGATGCGGCAACTAAACTATCAGAAAAATCTGGTAAAAGTTTTGATGAGTCATTATCTCAATTGCAAAAAGAACGTCAAGGTACCGATCAAGTTACTAAAGATAATATAGAAGGTAGAAGATTACAACAGTCTGCGGCACAACAATTAGATAGCGTAGTTTTTTCATTTAATGCCGCTGCCAAATTAAACAAAACAGCTAGCGATACATTTAATAGTGCTGTTACTAAATTTAATGAAACGGTTGGCGCAAAACCTGTATCCGGCGGCAATATAAAAACTACTAAATCTAGTGGAAGTAGTGATACTTCAACAACACCTGTACCACCACCTATATCGCCAGAGTCTCCGGAATCCCCGGTATCGCCAGAATCTCCATCATCACCTGTTACTGCAAAAACGCCGGCACCGGTTGCAACACGTTCTATAACACCAACACCGACCCCGGTTGCAACACCGGTTGCAACACGTTCTATAACACCAACACCAACCCCGGTTGCAACACCAGTCTCAATGGGTAATGAAGGTAGACGAAGTGCAACTACCGCACCAGTTGCCGCATCAATTACTGCATCTACTGCAAAACCAGTCTCAATGGGTAATGAAGGTAGACGAAGTGCAACTACCGCACCAGTTGCCGCATCAATTACTGCATCTACTGCAAAACCAGTCTCAATGAGTAATGAAGGTAAACGAAGTGAAACAGCCGCATTAACTGCAACACCTACTACAAGTATAAGTGAAGTTATTAAGGGAATTGAAACCTTATTCACTTTTGGAAGTAGATCCGGAAGCAAATCTAATTTTGAACAATTAAATGATAGTATTAAATCTAAAATTATAAATGCGGCAAAAGAATTTAAGTCAATGACTGGTAGTACAATTTCAATTAATAGTGCTAAACGTGATCCAGAAGATCAGCAAAGACTATGGGATGAATCAGTTGCGGCCGGACGCCCGGGCAAAACTGCTAAGAATATGCCTATAGGTCGACCTGGTACTAGTAAGCATGAGCGTGGTTTTGCAGTTGATATACAGAATTATAATGATCCAAAAGCAGTAGACGCAATGAATAAACAAGGATTATTCCAAACAGTACCAAAGGACCCAGTACACTTTGAAATGGCTAGATTTGGTGGAGTATTTAAAGGTCCAGCATCCGGATATCCAGTTATGCTACATGAAGAAGAAGTTGCTATGCCTAAGCCACAATTTGATGAATTGGCTAATGGGGTACAAAAGGAAAGTGTAACTACTGCAACGCATAATTTAGGCTCTAATAGTGACAATCTAGCTGATTCACCTTCTGCTATATTGCAAGAATTGATAGTTCTAATGGAAGATAAATTTGATACAATGATTTCTAAACTTAGTGATGGTAATGATATATCAGATAAATTATTACGTAATGCAATGGTTTAACGCTAAATACTAAACAAAGTATCTACTATGACCTATACAAAACGCTTCTCAAACAAATCCGGTATCTCTAGTCCCATTTCTGGATTCAATAATAATACCGGTGCATGGAACGGTAGTCCAGGACAAAACGGTAGTGATACCGGTGGTTACAACAATGCTGAAATGGGCTATAAGAACTATCGTAGCCGGTTACCAGAAGTATATACAGGTCACCCAAATCGTATTGAACGCTATAACCAATATGAAATGATGGATGTTGATGCTGAAATTAATGCTTGCTTAGACATTATAAGTGAATTCAGTACACAAACAAACGAACATAATAAAACACCCTTTGACTTAGATTTCAAAGACGAACCTACACAACATGAAGTTGAACTATTAAAAACACAACTGCAACAATGGTGCAAATTAAACGAATTTGATACTAGAACATTCAAAATCTTCCGTAATACAATTAAGTTTGGTGATCAGGTCTTTGTACGTGACCCAGAAAACTTTAAGCTATACTGGGTAGATATGACTAAGGTTATTAAAGTTATTGTAAATGAAAGTGAGGGTAAAAAGCCCGAGCAATATGTTATTAAAGATATTAACATTAACTTACAGAACTTGTCAGTAGCTACTAAAACTAATACAGACTTTGCCGCTAATCCAGCAACTGGGGTAGGTGGTACAGGCGGTGGTGGTGCAGGTGGCGGGTATACAGTACCTGCAATGCCCTACAACACATCGGGTAGTCGTTTTACGTTAGGTCAAAGTGAAGCAGCCATTGATGCTAAACACGTTGTTCATCTAAGCTTAACAGAAGGGCTAGACCGCTTCTGGCCCTTTGGTCAAAGTATTTTAGAGAATGTCTTTAAAGTCTATAAGCAAAAAGAATTATTAGAAGACGCGGTTCTTATCTATCGTGTACAACGTGCTCCAGAACGTAGAATGTTTAAGATTGACGTTGGTAATATGCCAAGTCACTTAGCTATGGCTTTTGTTGAACGTATTAAAAATGAGATTCATCAAAGACGTATTCCAAGTACGCATGGTGGTGGCAGTGTAGTTGATGCTAGTTATAACCCATTAAGTATGAATGAAGATTACTTCTTTCCAGTTACTGCTGACGGAAGAGGATCAAGTGTTGAAGTGTTACCCGGTGGACAGAATTTGGGTGAGATTGATGACTTGCGTTACTTTAACAACAGATTAGCACGTGGTTTACGTGTGCCAAGTAGCTATCTTCCAACAGGACCAGATGACAATCCTACTCCAATGAATGATGGACGTGTTGGTACAGCTATGATTCAAGAGTTCCGTTTCAATCAATATTGCGAACGTTTACAAAAATATATCAGTCAAAAGCTAGATGAAGAATTTAAATTATTCTTACGTTGGAGAGGATTGAATATTGATAGTGGTCTATTTCAATTACAGTTTAATCCACCACAAAACTTTGCAGCCTATCGTCAAAGTGAATTAGATACAGCACGTATTACTTCATTCAGTGCTATTGAACAATATCCATACATAAGTAAACGTTTTGCGTTAGAACGATTCTTGGGCTTATCCGAAGAAGAAATCAGTAAAAACGAAAAAATGTGGCGTGAAGAAAATGATAAAGAGATTGAGATTGAACCACAAGGTAATGATTTACGCAGTATTGGTGTATCAGTGGGTGATATTGAATCTGATACACAAACAGGTGAAGATATGAATGCTCCTCCCCCAGAAGGTGGATTAGACGGTATGGAAGTAGCCGGCCCAGTTGGCAATGATGCCGGTGCTATGGCAGGCAATGCACCTGGCGGTGCGCCCGGACAGATTTAAGATAAATAAATAATATGAAACTTTTTGAGATGTTTACTCCCGCTATAGAAGGTTACCAAGATGTAGAGTCTGATAACAGTAAGCCAAAGTGGAAAGAAAGCCGTAAAACTAAATTAACATTACGTCAGATTCGTAAATTACGTAAGATGAATGATGTTAGAAATTATGAAAAGGCTAGTTATCTTAAAAAGATTAACGCACAGTATAGTCAGCCAAAACCTGATCAACCACAACTATAAGTTAATAAACTTATAAAAAAGCCTTATTCTAGGTAAAAACGCAAAAAAACAGCACTTATTGTGCTGTTTTGCCATATACGCACTAAATAATTCTACAAAGCCATTTATATAGGAGACATTCAATGGATAATAAAAAATTTGAACAACTGATTGATTTGATTATCAATGAGAACGAAGAACAAGCCCGTGCATTATTTCACGATATCGTAGTTGAGAAAAGCCGCGAAATCTATGAATCAATGATGGACGAAGATGACATGATGAATCAGCCTTCTGGTCCAGTAGAAGATTTGCTAGACGAAATTGGTAGCGAAGAATCTGGTATGTCAGAAGATGAAGATGAAGAATTTGACATTGATGACATGGATGACGACGGTGAAGAAACTATTGACATTGATATGGACGATGAAGAAGGTGGCGAAGAAGGTTTAGAAGACCGTGTTGTTGACCTAGAAGATAAATTAGACCAGCTAATGGCTGAGTTTGAAGAAATCATGGGCGGTGATGACGATATGGGTGACATGGATGGTGACGACATGGACGGCATGGATGACATGGCAGGTGATGACATGGATAGCGAAGAAGATCCTATGATGGAAGCTATCACACTAAAGAAAGTTTCTGTAACTCACGGTGACAATGGTGTTCAAAACAAAAGTACAGTAGACGCTAATAGCGGTCAAGCTGGAATGGACAGTAGACCAGTTAAGTTCAGTGGTGCTAGTGAATCAGTTCCAACAGGCCCAAAAGGCCCAAGTAATGCATATGCAAAAGGTGAAACAAGTGTTAAAGGTGCAGGATCATTTAAGAATAGTCCAGCACAAAATAATGCAGACTTAACAGCCGCACCTAAGCCAGTCACTAAAGACGAAGCAGGTAAAGTTCGTAGCCCAGTAGCAGAGTCACGTAGAACTACTGCTAAAAGACGCATTTAAGGAATTTGAGAGCAATGGCTTTGTATCTTAAAGAGCATCTGACTTTCGACCGTGCTAGTATGGTGGTCGAAAGCACAGGTGAAGGTGCTTTGAAGAGCCTTTATATGAAGGGTATCTTCATTCAGGGTGGGGTAAAGAACGCTAATGAGCGTGTCTACCCCGTTTCTGAAATTGAAAGTGCCGTTGAAACTCTTAACAGACAAATTGTTGAAGGCTATTCAGTATTAGGTGAAGTAGATCACCCAGATGACTTAAAGATTAACTTAGACCGTGTATCACATATGATTACAAGCATGTGGATGGATGGTGCTAATGGTTTCGGAAAGTTAAAGATTTTACCAACTCCAATGGGACAGTTAGTGTCTACTATGTTGGAGAGTGGTGTGAAACTCGGCGTTTCAAGTCGTGGTAGCGGTAACGTGAATGACTTGGACGGCAAAGTTAGTGACTTTGAAATAGTCACTGTGGATATTGTCGCACAACCTAGTGCACCCAATGCTTATCCTAAAGCAATCTATGAAGGCATGATGAATATGCGTCATGGTCATAAGTTGTTGGATCTAGCAAAAGAGGCACAAGGCGACAAGAAGGTACAGAGATACCTGAAAGACGAAGTGGTTCGTCTTATCAAGGATCTCAAAATTAACAAAGGGGATTAAGCATGTTAGATGCTATCAAACCATTACTTGAGAGTGGATTAATCAACGAAGAAACAGGTGTCGCTATAAACGAGGCATGGGAATCTAAGTTGAATGAGGCTCGTGAGCAAGTACGTGCAGAATTGCGTGAAGAATTCGCACAACGTTATGAACATGACAGATACGTGATGGTAGAAGCCCTTGATAAAATGGTCAGTGAAGGACTACAGCATGAGATTGAAGAATTTCAAACTGAACGTCAAGCAATGAATGAAGACCGTGTGATAGCGCAACAAAAATTGCGTGAATCAGCTACAAAATTCAATGATTTTATGGTTACTAAACTAGCCGAAGAAATCAAAGAACTACGTAGTGAGCGTAAACTACAAATGGAAAGTCAAGAAAAGTTAGAACAATTTATTGTTCATGCTTTAGCACGTGAAATTAAAGAATTCACACAAGACAAACAAGCTGTAGTTGAAGCAAAGGTTAAGTTAGTTGCTGAAGGTCGTATACAACTTGAAGCATTAAAGGCACGTTTTGTTGCTGAATCTGCTAAGAGATTGACTACGGTTGTCGCTAACCAACTCAAAGGTGAATTAGGTCAATTGAAAGAAGATATCAAAATTGCTCGGGAGAATAGTTTTGGTCGTCGTATCTTTGAAAGCTTTGCAAGTGAATTCAGCGTCACTCACTTAAGTGAGAAAGCAGAAACTCGCAAACTAATGACACAGCTAGAAGAAAAAGATAAAAAACTAGCCGAATCCATCAATACAATCGGCAACGCTAAGAAGTTGATTGAATCAAAGGAACGTGAAGTTCGTATTATTAAAGAGTCTAATCTACGTGAAAAAACAATGGGCGAGTTACTTGCTACATTGAACGAAGAAAAGGCATTAGTAATGCAGAACTTACTAGAAAGCGTCCAGACACCACGTCTACAAGCCGCTTTCGATAAGTATCTTCCAGCAGTTCTAAATAACGGTAATGTTAAACCAGCTCAAAAAGCTAAATTAACAGAATCAGTTATCGTAGAAGCAACTGGGGATAAAGCTGCCAAACAAGAAGTTGATATGGAACAACGTGATAACGTTATCGATATCAAGCGTCTGGCAGGGCTTTAAAAAAAGACATCATTTAGGAGAAATATAAAATGTCAAAAGTACTCTTAGAAAGCCGTTGGGACGAGACCAAAGAAGCTCTGTTAGAAGGCTTAAAAGGAACTCGCCGTTCAACAATGGGTGTTATTTTAGAAAACACCAAAAAACAGTTACTAGCTGAATCTTCAGCCGGTACAACTACAGCTGGTAATATCGCTACACTAAACCGTGTGATTCTTCCAGTTATCCGTCGTGTCATGCCAACCGTTATCGCTAACGAATTGGTAGGCGTTCAGCCAATGACAGGACCAGTTGGTCAGATTCACACTCTACGTGTTCGTTATGCTCAATCATTAACAGACAATAGTACTGCCGCAACTAGCGTAACAGCTGGCCAAGAAGCACTAAGTCCATTCTTGATTGCTCAAGCATATTCACGCACACCAAGTGCTGATTCAACATCTAGCTTCTATACTGCTAACGATACTGCTGCCCTAGAAGGCAACGGTGGTAAGCAAATCAGTGTTCAGATTCTACGTCAAGCTGTTGAAGCTAAGTCACGTAAATTGCAAGCACGTTGGACATTTGAGGCAGCACAAGATGCTCAGTCTCAACATGGTATCGACGTAGAAGCAGAAATCATGGCAGCTCTTGCACAAGAGATTACTGCTGAGATTGACCAAGAGATTCTATTGTCATTACGTACATTAGCATCTACTGAGTTTACATTCAACCAAGCTACTGTATCAGGTACAGCTACTTACGTTGGTGACGAACACGCTGCCTTAGCTGTTCTTATCAACCGTGTTGCTAACTTAATCGCCCAACGTACACGTCGTGGCGCAGGTAACTGGGCTGTTGTTTCTAGCGCGGCATTAACAGTATTGCAATCTGCAACTACTAGTGCTTTTGCTCGTACAACAGAAGGTACATTCGAAGCTCCAACTAACACTAAGTTTGTTGGTACATTGAACGGCGCTATGCGTGTGTTCGTTGACAGTTATGCCGCTGATACTATTCCAGTATTAGTTGGTTATAAAGGTTCTAGCGAAACTGATGCAGCCGCATTCTATTGCCCATACATTCCATTGATGAGCAGTGGAGTTGTATTGGATCCATCAACATTCGAACCAGTCGTATCATTTATGACAAGGTACGGATACATAGAACTCACGAATACTGCGAGTTCGTTTGGTAATGCCGCTGACTATGTTGGTGAAATTGCCGTACAAAATTTAACTTTTCAGTGAAATTGGGTACATCCGATTGTCTTTAGGGACAATCACCAATCAAAAGAGTGCTTCGGCACTCTTTTTTATGATATAATAGTGAAATGTTAAGTATTGGACTAAATACTATTATGATTGAAAACAAATATACCAAACTCTATTACAAAATAACTTCTAATGCGAAGCAACGCATTACTGAGGGCTATACTGAACTACATCATATCATCCCGCAATCAATGGGCGGCAGTAATAATAAAGAAAATCTAGTACATCTAACAGCAAGAGAACACTTTATATGCCATTGGTTGTTGATTAAAATGACAGAGGGTGAAGATAGAAGTAAGATGTTATATGCACTCAATGGAATGAAAGCAGAGAATAGATACCAACAAAGATATCATACAAAAATTACCGCAAGAGTATATGAGAAGTATAGAATAGAACACGCAGAGAACCATAGTAAAAGAATGAAGGGTCGTAAAGCCTGGAACAAAGGTGTACCGCAGACTGAAGAACATAAAGAAAAGAATAGACAAGCGGCATTACAAAGAGCACCTAAGTCAGAAGAAACTATTGCTAAGTGGAAAGAGAGTAGAGCAGGTTATATAGCAAGCGAAGAAACAAAACAAAAACAGAGTCTAGCACTTAAAGGTAAACTCAAAGGTCCTATGAGTGAAGAAGAAAAACTAAAGCGTTCTGTCACACAAAAAGGTGTAGCAAAAGTAAAGACACATGGAGCTAATGTAGCCAACGCTGTACTTGGTAACATAAGTATCAATAAAGATAATATAGAAAAGAAAGTAAAGAAAGATACACTACAGTGTTACTTAGATGATGGTTGGCAACTTGGTGGCAAAAAGCGTAAGATAGCATAAATATATTAAAGGAATTATTATGAGTACGGACTTATTTAGAAATTACATAGACCTCATCAATGAAGCAAGTGAACAGCAACAGCTTGATGAAGGTATAGGTGAATGGTTACAATCAAAAGTATCAGGCTTATTAGATAAGTTTTTAGCATCATCTCCTAAAGCACAACAAGCATATAAACAAGCACAGAGTAGAAAAAATGAATTAATTAACATTTTGAAAACTAGTAAAAGTGCTGAAGAAGCTAAAAAGAAAACTGAAGCACTAGCCAAAGCAGATGCTAGTTCAGGTATTTCTGAAGGATTTGGAAACAATATGGGTAAAACACTAGCCGGTGGTTTAGGTGTATTAGGTGGTAGTGCTTACTTAATATTAAATAAAATATACGATACTATGGCACATATCATGGCAACACCTGTAAATGATCCTACCATGGTTAATAGTATGTTAGCTGATGAGCGTTTACCTGCAATGCTTATTAATTATGGATTGCCATTAATGTGTATAATATATGGTTTAACGTTATTATACTATGTAGGTGTTAGTGACGATAGAGATTAAAAATCAACCCTTGGGATGGGAAGTTACAATCAAGCACTATTCGTAGTGCTTTTTTGTTGGCTATAGAGTATAATCAGTATCAACTGTAATATCTAATATACTCTTGCGTTTCTCTTTTAATTTCTTTTGATACACTCTATTGCAATTGGCACATAGTGTTTTTATATTAGATTTTTCTTTATTTTTCTTATTACCATCTTTATATACAATATCAAGTTGACATTTATCTTCTGGTAAAAAGTTACATTTTTCACATTTGTTTTTCTTATGTAATAGATAACCGTGTTTTGGGTTATATGCGGCTTTGCTACATTCAACACAGTACTTGTGCCATTTAGTAAAACCATGTTTACTTTTGCCATTACTTTTTGCTAATGTCATTTTACAATGTTCACATAAAGGTCTTGGTGATTGTCTAGTAAGCATATTGTATTTAGAAAAAAGATCTCCTAAGTGCTTTTTTCATACAAGTTAACCATCAAAAAAAGATAAATATATTATAATAATTATTCAGGATACTTGATGGCAGCAGAAGATTTCAATTCGTTAGGTGGATATTCAGTAGGTATTCCGCCTGTACCTGTAGTTGATGCCAACGGTAATGTAGTTACCAACGTATTAAACACTACCGGTAATGTATCCGTAGCCAATATATATGCCGCAAATTACTATTATGCCAATGGACAACCGTTTAATGCTGGTGGAAATCCAGCAAATCCTAATAATAGTATACAATACAACGGCAACGGAGTATTTGCCGGTAGTAGTAATTTAACATTTAATAGTGTAACTAATTTAGTTACCGTTCCAAGTATAACTGTTACTGGATTAAGTAATTTAGGACCAGTTTCTAATGTTACTATTACGGGTGGTATTGCTGGATATTTACTATCAACAGATGGAAATGGTATATTGCAATGGTCACCGCCTGGATCAGGTGCAGCCATTAGTAATGGTAATAGTAATGTTAATATTGCTACAAGTAACGGAAACATTACTGCAGGCGTTAATGGTGTAGCTAATGTTGTAACAATTAGTAGTACTGGTTTAACTGTTGCAGGCAATATTACAGCTACAAATTTTGTAGGCAATTTTAGTGGAAATGCATCAAACGCAAACTTTGCAAATACTGCAGGCACAGTAACTGCAAGCGCACAACCAAATATTACCAGTGTTGGTACATTAGTTAGTTTAGAAGTTTCAGGTAATGTTACTGCTAATGCAGTTAAAACAAATCAATTATTATATGCTAACGGTGATCCGTATCAATTTACAACTAATGCAGCCGGTAATAACACTCAAGTTCAATTTAACAATAATAATGCATTTGGTTCAAGTGCAAATTTTACATTTGATAATACTACTAATACACTAGCAGTAACAAATATTAGTGCAAATGGTGCAGGATTATCAAGTCTTACTGGTGCTAATGTAACCGGAGCAGTAGCTTTCGCTACAACCGCAAATGCAGTAGCAGGTGCCAATGTAAGCGGTGAAGTTGCATTTGCTAATGTTGCAAATAATGTAGCCGGCGCCAATGTGTCAGGAGCAGTAACTTTTGCTACAACCGCAAATGCAGTAGCAGGTGCTAATGTAACCGGAGCAGTATCTTTTGCAAATGTAGCTAATAGTGTAGCCGGCGCTAACGTATCGGGTGAAGTACCATTTGCAAATGTAGCAAATAATGTAGCCGGTGCTAATGTAACCGGAGCAGTATCTTTTGCAAATGTAGCTAATAGTGTAGCAGTAGCAAATGTATCAGGTATAGGTAACATTGCTACTGTTAATTTAGATGGTAACGTTTCTAATGTTTTACGTGGTGACGGTACCTTTGCAGGAGAAGCTGGTAATTTAAATGCCAATTATGCAAACTTTGCAGGAGAAGCATTTAGTGTTAATGCAAGTAATATTGTAGGTACAGTTAATTTAGCAAATTTTGCTACAACTGCAAATGCAGTAGCAGGTTCTAATGTATCCGGTACCGTAGCTAACGCAACATATGCACTAAGTTCTAATGTTGCTAATATAGCCGGTACTGTAACAACCAATGCACAACCAAATATTACATCAGTTGGTACATTAACTGGACTAACTGTTGCAGGTAATATATTACCTAATGCTAATGTAACATATAATTTAGGTAGTCCTACCCAACGTTGGAAAGACTTATATATATCTGGTAATACCATTGACTTAAATGGTTCTACTATTACATCAGACGCTAATGGAATTACATTAACTAATCCATTAGGTGGCTCATATACTGTTATAGGTACAGGTATTTCTAATACTGCATCTATTGTAAATGGAAATAGCAGTATTGTCGTACAACCAAATTCAGAGATTAATTTTAATGTAAATGGTACAAGTAACATTGTTACTATTTCTAGTAATGGTTTACTTGTTAATTCTAATGCAAATGTAACAGGTAATATAGTTACTGCAGGAACAGTAACTGCTAATGGTAATGTAACCGGTGGTAATTTAGTTACATCTAACGGAGTATATGCTAATACAGCAAATATTACTGCTAATTTAACTTCAGGTAATGCTAATTTAGGCAACTTAGCCACAGCTAATTATGTTAACATCGCTAACATATTAAGTGGTAACATTGCTAATTTCACTGGTAATCTAACTTCATTAAATGCTAATTTAGGCAACTTAGCCACAGCTAATTATGTTAACATCGCTAACATATTAAGTGGTAACATTGCTAATTTCACTGGTAATCTAACTTCATTAAATGCTAATTTAGGCAATCTAGCTACAGCTAATCATGTTAACATTGCTGATGTACTAACTGGTAATATTGCTAATTTTAGTGGTAACTTAACTTCATTAAATGCTAATTTAGGTAATCTAGCTACAGCTAATTACATCCGTACTGATGAGTTATTTAATGGAAACAGCAATGTTAGAATAGCACCAAACGGTAATGTAACAGTATCTGTTACCGGAATATCAAATGTTTATACGTTAAGTAATGTTGGTGCAAATATTACTGGATACTTATCAGCTAACGGCAACGGAACATTTGGTGCACTATATTCAAATACATTAACATCTCAAGGTGGTAATTTAACAGTATATGCGGCAACCGGCAATAATTACATTGAATTACGTCCGTCTGGTTCAGGACAAGTTGATGTTGGTAACTTTAGAATTCAAAATCTAGGTACACCAAATTCAGCTAGTGATGCCGCAACAAAACAATATGTAGATGATGTTGCTCAAGGTCTAAACATACATGATTCATGTCAAGCAGCCACACCAAATACATTAGCTATAATTACTGCTGGTGTCGTTACATATAATAATGGTGCTAGTGGAGTTGGAGCAAACTTAGTAACTACTGGATCATTTAACTTAATTGATGGAGTAAATGTACAAACTATTGGTACACGTATTCTAGTTAAAAACGAAGCAAATGCCGCACATAATGGTATCTATGTTTGGTCAAATGCAACAGTAATTACACGTGCTGTTGATTTTAATAGCGTACCTGAAGTAGAAGCAGGTGACTTTACTTTTGTTACAGGTGGTACAGAGTATGATAATACAGGTTGGGTACAAGTATCTACTGTAACTACTATCGGTACTGACCCAATTGATTTTGTACAATTTTCAGGTGCAGGGACATATCAAGCAGGACTAGGTTTAACATTAACCGGTACTGTATTTTCTGTAAATGTTGATAACACTACTACTGAAATTGCAGGTGGTAATGTAGTAGTTAAAGCAAATGCACAACTAACTACTCCTAATATTGGAGCAGCCACTGGTACAAGTATAAACTTAACTGGCAACGTATTAGCTAATAATGTAAATTCAAATAACAAAATAACAACAGTTGATATTGATGTTTCTGGCAATGTTATTGCGTCTAATATATCTGCAAATGCAAATCTAACAGTTAATAATGCAACGGTAAATCTACACCTAACAGGAAATACTGCAAACTTTAGTGGCAATGTATTAATAGATACTTGGTTAACCGTATCTAATACTGCAAACGTAGGTAACTTACGAACTGATAATCTACTATATGCAAACGGAACACCTTGGGATTTAGAATTACCCGGTGGTGCAAACACACAGCTTCAATTTAATAATAATGGATCATTTGGTGGAAATACAAATCTTACATTTAATAAAGATACTAGTAACTTAACTGTTAACGGTAATGTTATTCTAACAACCGGATTATATTACGGTGACGGTGGAGGCCTATCAAACATAGCTGCCGCAAACGTAGTTGGATTAAATCTTTCTCAAATTGCTAATGGTAACAGTAATGTAAATATTCCTTCAGCCAATGGTAATGTTACTATTTCAGCAGTAGGTAATGCAAATATAGTAACTGTTACAGGTACTGGTGCAAATATTAACGGTACATTTAATACTACTGGTTTAGTAACAATACCAAATACAGCAGGCGGTGCAACAGCAATAGAATTGGGTAGTCCAACTCAAGGTAATTTAATAAGCAACGCTGTAACTTTAACAACTTCATCATCTGTGTCTAATGCAATAGCCCAATTAAATGTGGTACTAGGAAAACTAGTTCCACCAAGCCCACCTAATTTCCCGGCAAGTCAATCAATTACTGTAGCAACTTTGTCAACCTTTCGAATGGCAAACTATGTTCAAACAGATAATACGCCTGGAGCAAATAAATCAGTTGCAGGAGGAACTACGGTAAGTACAGTACGTAGAGCAAGTTCATACTCAACTGGTAATATTACTACAGCAGGTCCGGGAGATACTGGTACTATTACTGCATTCTTAAATGGTAGCAATGCAGGTGCTAGAACATTAACAGCAAATCTTGACGGTAATGGAACTTATAGTAATTTGGTTATATTTAATAACTATGATTATAACGTTGCTAATGCAAATATTGCCGCAGGCTTTTGGTCAGTATTCTCAACACGTGTTGCAGGAACAGTAACTGAAGGTTGGAATGAAGTATTCATTGCTGATAGCGCAACAAGTAATACAAACACAAATTCTTGGTTCTATGATTCTAGTGCTCCTGGAACACCGGCATTCAGTACACTAACTATATCTCCACCCGGATCACCAAGCTATACATATTCAAGTACCGTTCCTCATTATAACAATACAAACATATTCACATTAACCGCTAATGTTAATAAATTAAGTGGTAATATGTATCCAACTAGTGATAGTTTTGTAACAGGTACTTCAGGTGGTGCATTTGGTACTCCTGGTAGTGTAACATATTCGGCTGCTGGTGTAACAACACCATTGGCACAAAACTTATATGTAAGTTCTGGTAATGCTTCTATATCAACTACCTCAACTATTATATCTGGATTTGGTGCAAGTAGTACAGGCCCTTCACTATCATCAAACAACAGTTATAACTCTAATACACAAGCGTTTACTTCAACATTGGCTGCAAATGTATTATATAAAACTGGTACAGTTAGTTCTGCTTCAGTTCTTGAAGAAGCAAATGTATTTGTTGGATCAACTATTGGAACTGGTTCCGGTTTAGCATTTAGAATTATTAATCCGGGTAGTGCAAATACTCCTGCATATACGGCAAATGCGGCTGCCTTTAATAGTCAATCAAGTACGTTGCAAACATATGATTCAACTATTGTTGCTAATATATTAAAACATGACCAAACAAATTATAGTACTGGTTATTTACCAGCTGGTCCTAATTTAAGTGCCGGACGTAGTGGGTCACAATACTTTACATTTAAAATTATAAGAACGTCTGTATCTAAGTTTGATGTTAAATGGACAGGAAATATTGCAGGTTTATGGGTAGCATTACCTGGTAGCACTATTGATAGTACAAGTAGTGCAAATGGATGGATTGATATGAGTATAGCCTATGCAGGCGCAGGCATACCCGGAGTAAATAGTCCGGGCAATGGAAGTGATGGATGTGCATTAGGAGGAATAGCTCCATTAGACTCTGCTCAAACTAATAAATCAGTAACAGCAACATTTGGTACGGTAAGTAGTTCAAGCACTGCAACAAATGAAATTTACATACGTGTTAAATTGACTAGTGGGCAATCAGTAACTGCTCTTTCTTTACAGACTGCGAGTAACTAATTATGGCAATCGCACAATCTCAATACGTTGATTTATTAGTTAAGCAATTATATGGTGTTGCTAAAACAGATACCTCTACAATTAAAAGCCCTAGTAATGAATCTATTGAAAGCCCGACACTAATACGTGGTGATACACAATGGACACAATCTGACCAAATTCCAGCAACAGCCGGTGCAGTAACTAGTATTGTACAAGCATACCTTGGTGTCAGTGCTGTAGAATGCACCCCGGATATTACAACAGTACCGGTTGGAGGAGTATATCCAACATGGCTAACAAACTTAACTAACTGGATCCCGCAACAGTTTGGTGCAACATACGTTGTTCAAGCTTGGGTAGATAATTCAGGTGTTGCTAATCCTACATTAACTGGTACACAAATATTTGCAAGTGGATCCGGTGGTACCGGTGAATATTATTATGATAATATTGCAGGATTATTAAATTTTATTGGTGGAACAATTCCAGCGGCATTAACCTCAAGTAAAGTAATTTATATTGTTGGTTATAGATATATTGGATTAGTTGGTGTAACACATTTACCTAGTAATACCGCTATTGGAAATTTAAACTTTACCGGCACAACTATCAGTAGTTCATCTCTTAATGGTAATATTGTTCTAACACCTAACGGTAATGGAATTGTACAAGTAAGTTCATCATTAACTAGTAATGCTAATATTACTGCAAGCTTTTTTATTGGTAATGGTAGTCAATTAACAGGTGTTGCAGCCGGTAACTCTGTAACAGCAGGTACTGTAACAACTAATGCACAACCAAATATTACAAGTGTTGGTACATTAATTAGTTTAGATATTACTGGTAATTTAACAGCAGGTAATGCTAATTTAGGTAATTTGGTTACTGCTAATTATTTTAGTGGATCTGGTAATCTACTTAGTAATATTCAAGGTAGCAACATAACAGGTAATGTAACAAGTGCAATTACAGCTAATTTTGCTAATTATGCAGGAAACGTTACTGTATCTTCACAACCAAATATTACAAGTGTTGGTACATTAACTAGTTTAGATGTAACAGGTAATTTAAGTGCAGGTAATATTATTACTACCGGTGCAGGCGGCGGTAATATTACTGGTGCTAATGTAGTATCAGCTAACACATTTAGTGGTAACTTAACAGCAACATCATCTAATGTTACAGGTAATAGCATTACAAACAACTTAACCGTTAATTTAGCACTAAGTGGAAACACAGCTAATTTTACCGGTAACATAATATCATTAAATGCAAATTTGGGCAACGCAGCCTCTGCAAATTTCTTTATTGGTAATGGTAGTCTACTAACGGGCGTGGCCGCAGGTAATGCAGTTACTGCGGGTACAGTTACTACTAATGCACAACCAAACATTACAAGTGTTGGTACATTAATATCATTAGATATCACTGGTAATTTAACAGCAGGTAACGCTAATTTAGGTAATTTAGTTATTGCAAACTACTTTAGTGGTTCGGGCAATATGTTAAGTAATATACAAGGTGGAAATGTTTCTGGTCAAGTTGGCAATGCGTTAGTTGCCGGAACAGTGTATACAAATGCTCAACCTAATATTACATCAGTCGGTACATTAACAAGTTTAGATGTATCAGGACATTTAATAGCAAATACGTTTCAAATGGGTTATGGAATAT